ATTTGATAAATATAGTTAATGGGCAGATTGATATTAACCAGGCAGGAAGCGGTACATTAGTAAGCAATGGAGGAGTTTCTTTTAGTGAGGAGCAGGGAACGAGTAAGTCACCTACAAAAAGTACAGCCGCAGATACGATTTCAGGTAATCAATGGTGGCCTTATAACGGCACTAAATGGGTTCCATCTGCTTGGATATATGGTATAGTTAAGCATTCATCTTTAAGGCCATCAATGGAATTGCATTTTGCAAACCGCACAAACAGTTCTGCAAGCCCTATTGATTTCATGTGGGCAGATACGAATCAAAATGTTTTCATACCAGTTAAGTTATTAGGTGGAACTGGGGCGGCAGGAACATTAACATTAAGTTCAACCTCTAACGGTACTAAGGGGAATATAATATTTGGAACAACTACTGGAATGAATTTTGATCAGGCTAACACCAGATTAGGAATAGGAAAGGTACCATCTTCAATAGTAGATGTAACTACGTCCTTAAATGGGCCTGCGGGAATGAATATGACTAATTCAAGTTCAGGGAGTTCAGCACAGTTATTTTATCAGGCGATTAATGATGTAGCACAGGTGTGTAATTTAGGTATAACAAGTAGCGGATTCACCGCATCAGGGTTATTGAAATCAGCAATGGGAAGGGTAATATCAACTGGCAGCAATGGATTGATAGTAGGTAATAACACCGCTGCACCTTTTATATTAGTTACTAACGGAATCACAACGGGTGGACAGGCTATATATATAGCTTCATCAAGGCGTGTTATAATAGGTTCCAATAATAACAACGAACCTTTACCATTGGGGAATGGACAATTACAATTAACGACAAGCAAAGAAATTTATAGCCCTTTAAAAGTGGGTGGAACATACACACCATTCCAGCATACGGCATCGGTAGGCACTCCGGCAAGCACAACAGAAACAATATTATTCAGCGATTCCATTACTGCGGGAACATTTGATACTACTGGAGCAATATTGATGATTACGCAAACAGGAACATTAAACGGTTCAAGTACATTGAAATTTTACTTTGGAACAGCGGGCACAACATCTGATTCATTGGAGTTCAGCACGGGTGCATTAACAGTAACTACACAGACAGACTGGAAGATGATAACTGTTTTACAACGGGTTTCAAATACGGTTTTGAATTATCAATATACACTTTCCACAACTACAATGTCCCGTTCATTAGGAGGTACATTATTGAGTATGTCAGGAGCGCAAGGAAAATATACTATTGGTACGGGAACAGGATTAGCATTGAATACGACAAAATATTTTTGGAGCGTTTCAGGAAAAAGCGCAGCCGGATTAGTAACAAATGATGTAACTGCAGATATAGGATTTGCAGAGTATATAACACCTAAATAATATGAAAACCTCAACATTTATTATCTTAATCGCTGCTTTAACATTAGCATTTTGCGATACTCCTTCATTCAATTATATACCTACTCAGGTATCAATAGCGCAAGTCGTGCCGGATTCTACTGGATTCACGGTGACCATGAATATAAACGTGGGTATAGAAGGAGAAAGGTACGGATTTATTAAAGCAGATGGTACTACATTTCATGTACCAAATTCATTAACAGGCATTCAACAAAAGGTATTCATTGATAGTGCTTCTAATGCTTATGTACAACAAAAATACCCTAATTATTAAAATATGAACACTCACATCGATACTTCGAACAAGTATAACATGTTATTAACCGGTGTAGCGCTATTAGGCACTTTTTTAGGTGGTACGATAGAAATGCAGAATGTATCATTATGGGCCGGCAGGATGTGTCTGGTCGCTGTCGGTTTATATATCAACTGGCCAACATTGAAGAAAAGAATAAAAGAGGACTGGCCCAAA